GGAAGGTAGTGCCTCGTGAAATGCAAAGGACTGCATCGGTTGCCTCTAGCTCCTTCTTGATTTGCTCGACGGTGTGGAGGAGCGTGTGCTTCACTTCTTTGAGGTCGATGGAGTAGTACCACTCGTCGTCCTCGCCTTCGAACTCTTTCATACCGGCAGCGCAGCCGGATACGATCAGGATGTCGGTGTCAATCAGTAGGGTGCGTTTCACTAAGCGTAGATGCTCCTGATGCCGTAGGTGTTGGTGAGGTTCTCTTCCATCGCGCTCTCGTCAGCCTTCGACAACGGTGGAGGCGTAGAGGGTACGAAGGGTACGTATGGCGTCGTCTGGGTGGATCTTGAACCACTCCGTCTTGCCGATGCGATACGAAGCCAGCAGGCGATGTACAGCTTGCTCAGCCAAGTGACTGTCGAACGTCTCTTCGATGTGGGCATAGGCATATCTCCTGTGGGGGTCTGAGGTGTTGTAGACGCGTAGTCGATCGATCGGTCGGACGGTCTTCCCGATCTTGCAGGTGTTTGGGTACAGGGGGTGGGTGAGTACGTAGAGGTAGTCACCCTTCAGTGACGCCATTAGTGAGTGGCACCCCAGTTGGGTCCGATGTCGAAGTTGCCCTTTAGTGGGCAGCGGAAGTTCAGTGCTTCACCAGCCAGACGGATTGCCTCGGTGGCCAAGAAGCCAACGCGGTCAGCGATGTCGGGGTTGGTGCTGATCTGCCATTCGTCATGGATGTTGCCGACGAACTCGTAGTGGACCTGAGGGACGAAGCCTTCAGCCTGGAGGAGTGCGTCGAGGATGACGAGACCCTTCTTCATGATGATAGCGCCAGCAGACTGTAGGAGCGTGTTCAGTGCGGAGTGAGCTGACCTGACAGGTACGAAGCGACCATCGAGACCCTTGAGCTTTCCATCGAGAGCCCGAGCCTTACATGCGTCCACCAGCTTCTTGAGTGCCGGGAAGGCCTTCATCAGCTTGGTGCGAGCAGCCTTACCAGCCCCTGCCACCTTCTGGTCGGAGCCTCGGACACCAAGAACAGCACCGAGGTTCAAGTCGCCGGAACCGTAGAGCATGGCGTAGATCCATGTCTTCGCGGTGTCACGGTCACAGCCAAGCGCCTTAGCGTTCAGCGTGTGCATGTCCGTGCCGTCTTCCTTCTTCCCCTCAAGGATGGTCTTGATGTAAGCGCCCTTGTCCCACGCGGCCATGTAGCCAGCGAGGCAACGCAGCTCTAGCGCATCGGCGTCACAGCCAACGAGGACCTGACCCTTGTTCGCGATGAACAGGGCGCGGCACTCATGGCCCCACTTGACCTTGCCGGATGGCACCTGAGCCATGTTCGGCTTGGAGTGCGTCATGCGGGATGTCACGGTGCCCATGGTGTTGACGCGACCGTGGACGCGCCCGTTCTTGACAGCCTTGAGCCACGCTTCCTTACCCTCGGCCAACATGCCGGTGAGCTTGGCGATCTGGAGATACTCGGTCAGCAAAGACACGCCGGGATACTTCAGACTGCTCAGGACTTCATCGTCCACCTTAGGCTGACCATCGGGCGTGAAGAGCTTGGGCTCCCAGCCGTAGAGGGTCTTCAGCCGGTTCGCGATGTCAGGACGAGACGCTGGGTTGAACGGCTTCATCTTGATCTTCGTGTAGGGCGCATCGGCGTGATACGTCTCCTGCACAGGGCCGACGTATGGCGTTAGCTCCTTGCCGGTCTTGTCGGAGAACCGCCGTCTCGTGATGGTGACATCGAGGTCGGTACGCTTGACCGTTCGGTCGGCCTTCGGTGTCATGACGCCGTCGAAGCGGAACCATGGTGCGAAGATGCCAGCCAGCTTGTCCTCGATATCTGTCTGAGATCCGCGAAGCTGGGCGTAGAACGCATGAGCTGCCTTCTCATCGAAAGCCCACCCATGTGCCTCCTGCCTGCTGATGATGCGTTGGACATCATGCTCAAGCTGGATGCTCTCATCGGAGAACCCCTTCTTCTGCAACCTCTGCAACAGTGCATAGGTTACCTCAACGTCTTGCCCGCAGTAGTCCTGCATGGCGACTGACCATGAGCCCCAGACGTAGGCTGTCAGATCAGGACCCTTGAGACCGAGGGCTCTACCCATGGCCTCACGTTCCTTGCCGTAGTCACCCTTCCAGAGACCGAGGCGATAGCCCCAGCTTTCCAGACTGTGGCGACCGTTCATCTGTCCAGGTATCCACTTGCGACCAAGCTTCTCCTGCTTCTCAGCTTGCCGGAAGTCGGCGTCTCGCATGTCTGGGTAGATGGTGCGTGACATGATGACCGTATCGAGGACGATCCCCTGCGGTTTGAACCACGGGTAGATCTTCGCTATGGCCGGGATGTCGAAGCCTTGAATGTTGTGACCGGCGATGCAGTAGGCGTCCATGAGGACCTTGACGCCGGTGGCGATGGGTAGAGCGCCGGGGTAATCGTGGTCGGTGAAGTGGACCACGGAGCCAGTCGTGCAGTCCTTGATGACCAGTGAGTGAACCACGGTCATCTCGGGTATCAGGCCGTCGCTTTCTATGTCGAAGACGAGGGTATCCATCAAATGAGGATGGCCTGTGCGCAGAGGGCGTCGAGCTTCTTGTTCTCGTCCTTGAGGCTGGCGATCTCACCATAGAGATCATCGAGCTTCTTGCGGTATTGGTCGATGATGCGGGCCTGCGCCTCGATCTTCTCTTCCTGACGTACGTGATCCTTACTCAGCCTGTCGATGTGATCATTCAGATTGTCAGCGTAATCAGCGAGGTAGTGCGATGCCTTCATGCGTAATCTCCAATATTGCGTGTGCCAGATCCTGTGCCCCAGTCTTCGTCAGGGTGATCGTGGCCGTGCGGAACTTGATGGTGATGGTGTCCCCCGAGCGCTTGACGTGCAGGCTCGAGGGGATGTTCTCGTTGGTGTGGTCGTGTTTCAGAAGGGTACGTCCCCGCTCTCGTCTTCGAAGCTGGACACAGCTCCTCGGTTGCTCTTCTCGCCTTTCTCAGCGAATGGGTCGGAATGGATCTCGCTCAGTCGACCAGTCTTGCGGTCGTAGGACAGCCAACCGGCCAGCCCAGTCTCGCCAGTCCATCGGCACTTCAGGACACGGAGGGTCGTGATCTCCTTGACCAGAAGCGTAAGACCACCAACGGTGACCTCGTCCTCGGACTGCTGATTGCGCTCGATGCCAATGACAGTGTGGGATAGCTGGGCGATGGAGTGTGAACCGCGAAGCTGCGCGAGGGAGACTTCAGCCCCCTGCTCATGACCCTTGTCACCCGATGGTCTCTTAAGGTGCGTCACGAGGAAGATCGTGATGTCACATTCGAGGGCCAGGGTGGCCAGTGCCGTCATGATGAAGTCGATGTTTCGACGTTCGTCGCCGTCTTCCTGACCACTGACAACGATGCTGAGATGGTCGAGGAAGATGCGCTTACAACCGCACCCTTTGGCCAGATACCTGATCTTTGCCAGTAGGTTGTCAGAGGATGTTGAGCCGAAATGATCGTACAGAAATACACGACCCGAGCCGACTGTCGCTTCATAGGCTGCTCTCCGTTCCTCTGCGGTAGCGAGATCTTTGTCAAGGTGGATGGGTTTGGACAAACGTATCCCGACGAGACCCCGTGCTGTCCGCTTGATCGGCTCCTCCAACATGAGGATACCGAGGTTGTCCGTGGTGGTCCTAAGCAGGAAGTCCACGGTCTCTCGGATAAGGGCTGACTTGCCCATACCGGAACCGGCAGTGAGCGTCACCAGTTCCCCGGTGCGGAAGCCCATGGTCATCTCGTTGATCTTGGTCCACGGGAGGTTGGCTTGGTCCTCCGTGTCGTCCTCTTCCATGATGTCCCAGAGATCGCTACCGTCCACGATGCCGTCTGGTCGTAGGACCTTGGCACCCCATAGGCAGTCGATCAGCTTCTGGACTTCACCGTGCATGAGCATCTCATTGGCGTCCTTGCGGGTAAGGATCGCCGTCTTGCACTTGCCGGGTTCGAACAGCTTGACGCAGTCGTCAACCGCAGCTCTACCGGGTTCATCCATGTCGAAGCAGAGGATGACCTCCTCGAACTTCTGGAGCCACTCAAGGTTCTTCTTCAGTGCCGCATGGGCACCCTGAGCGCCGTTCGGTACCGAGACGACAGGCCACTTGTGGTTCTGCGCCTTGCTGATCGAGATCGCATCGACCTCACCCTCGGTGATGATCAGCTTCTTGCCGCCGTCACGCCAGAGGTGCATGCCATAGAGGCCAGCGTTCTTGGTGTCGCCAAGGAACTTGAAGTCCTTATTGGCGAACCTGACCTTCTGCGCAACGATGCGCTGGTTGACGTCGCGGTAGTTGAAGATGCGTACGGCCTCACCGCCCATCTCAGATCGAGTGAAGCCCCACTTGGTGGCACTCTCAAGGTCGATCTTGCGGCTGCTCCAGTCGGAGGGTTCGCCTATTGGTAGGAGGTTCTTGGCCTTGCTCGTTGGTGGAGCTGCCTCGTCTGTCTCTTGTATGGTTCCATCTCCACGTTCTCGATAGCCACAGCCGTAGCAGTAGGCGTGACCATCTGAGTATCTGCCAAGGTTGTCTTTGGAACCGCACTTTGGGCACGGCTCCTTTCCGACGAACTCGCTTTCTTGCAAGGCTTACGAGAGCAGAGCTGCGAGGCGGTCCGCGATGTTCTTGGCGCGAGCCTTACGGGCCTGGGCGTCTTCACGTTCGCGCTGGGCAACCGCGATCACATCATAGAGGCGCTGGCTCTCATTCCCCTCAGCCACCACAACGGCGTCAAGCTGATCGAGGGTCTTCTGGAGCGAGCCGATGGCAGCTTCGGTGGTCGGGCGGCGGAAGTTAGCGATGATGGACTTGATCATTGGATACCTTTCGGGGGCTCGTGGAGCCATGATGTTGGGATGGACTTGTCGGAGTATTGGAAGCCGTGGGTCTCGCACCACATGCCGTAGGTCGTCTTGGACGTCTTGGAGATGCGCGTCCGAGAGTTGGAGAACACGAACCGAATGTCGTATGCCGGATGTTGGCTCTTGATCAGCAGATGCTTCTGCCGGTCTTCGGTCAGGAAACGGCCCTTCGTTTCAACGATGATGCCGTTCGAGAGGAGGTGGAAGTCGGGGGTGTACTTGGCCTTGCGAGCAGGCTTGACGTACTCGATCTTCAGCTTCTCGTATTCGTATGCGTGGCCACCGGCGGTGAGCGAAGAGGCCACTACGTCTTCCAGACCAGACCGGAAGCCCTTAAGCTTCGCGGCCTGTGCCAGAGATATCTTACGTGCCACGGCTTAGAAGTCGTCCGAGCCAGCAGGAGCCTTCTCGCCGGTGCCACCCTCGTCTTCCGAGGTCTCTTCTTCGGAGAAGCCGTCGTTGCTCTCGTAGCCTTCCTCTTCGTCGAAGCCCATGTCCTTGGCCGAGCGGCCACCAGCGGACACCAGTTCGATGACCTGGACACCTTCAAGCTGGAGAGAGACACCGTAGCTGGCCTGACCGGCAACCCAGTATGGGATAGCGCCACCGGACACACGGACCACAGAGCCACCCCAGATAGCCGTGCCCTTCTTGAGGGCCTGTAGCTTGGCGTCGATCAGCGTCGGGTAACGCTTCCAGTCCTTGCCCTTCTTCGTGGTACCGGAGTGCTTCATCTTGAACTTAAGGATGATCTCGCCGGTCTCGTTCTCTTCCTCGTCGTAGACGTCTGAGTAGAACTCCGTGCGCTTCGGCTCTTCCAGCTTCATCTTCTTGCGGCTGGCAATCGGGATCGCCTTGAACTTCTCGATGGCTTCGGCCTCGGAGACCGCCATCACCTTCTCAAGCTTGGCGAGCAGTGCCTGAACCTGAGGGTCACTCTTGACCAGACGGACCTGAATGGAGAACGCGCCACCCTCAATCGGGTACTGGTCGGAACCGTAGTCAGGGTTTGCGAAGTCGAGCTTCGGGAACACAGCCGGTGCCCGAGGAGTGGTGATCTTGACGGCTTCAATGCGCTTCTGCGTGTCGTTGGACATTCGTATTCCTTTGTGTGATTGCTGCAATAGTGGAGAGGATTAGGCGCGATACTTCGCTTCAAGACGGGGCACGTCGTGGCCTTCATTGTGAAGCTGGACGAATAGGTCCACCGGGAGAGGCAGGCCTCGTTTCCAGAGGATGATTGCTGTTGCGAGAGGTGTCGTGATGGTCATGCGTTGCCAACCACCGTGAGCTTGTAGCCTTCAGTGGTCTTGTCTAGATCCATGACCCTCAGGTTAAGGCCGAGCTTCGGTCGGATGTAGTTGGCCAGAGCTGTGTGAACGTCTTCCTCGGTGAGAGAGGTGAACAGGAGCGGCTTCTTAGGCTGACCACCGTAGGGAGCGCTCATCCAGTTCGGGATGTAGCGGAAGTAGTCCAGCACTTGCTGCTCAAGAGGGCCGAAGTCGACATTGAAGAGGGCCTTCTGCATGGCTTCAGCACGTGCCTTACCCTTAGCCTTACGGGCCGCTTCGGCTTCCTTACGTTCCTGACGCTGCTTATCGACCAGCCATGTACCCCTTTTGATGACGGGTATCTGCCGCGCCTCGACCTTCTTGAACCGACTGGAGAAGGGTGAAGTCAGGTAGCCATGGTCACCCATGACATCGACCATGTCTTGGAATTCTCCATCAAGGTAGCCACGGACAACATTGTATTCTTTCCCCTTCGTCAGCTTACCAACGTAGTAGCCGGTGCCCACGTCGATGCACTTCACCACGTCGCCGGTCTTGAACTTCGGTGTCTTCGTCAAATCAATTCTCCTTGGATGTAGTCCTGGATGGCGGTGAACTCGGCACGTTTGCCGTCCTGCCCGTTGATGAGGTTCTTGGTAGCGGCGAAGACTTCCTGAGGAGGAATGTCGAGAGCTTCTGCGAGTTCGAGAAACACTGCCGCTGCGCCCATGACCTGAATTTCAGGGGTGTAATCCTGAAGGCCGTTGAGCGTCATCATGACTGCCGCCGCCACTTCGCGAGGACGGGCCATGTTGATCTTGTCTCGGTTCAATCTTAGCCGTGCCATGGGCGAGCCGCCTCCCTTACGATGATGTATGATGTCCAGCATATCCAGACGGCGAGGATTGAGTGCGCCAGTACAAGCATCATGCGGCCACCTTGCGGAAAGCCTTGTTGCGGATCATGGCGTCTCGGCTGAAGTATCGCTCAGACTTGAGGCCCTCGATCAAAGCTTTGCGAGCTTCGTATCGCTGATCTTTATTGAGCTGGTTTAGATCGAGGCTGATATCGCCCACGGTGAGACTATTGTGAGCCGCACCAAACCTTAGTGTAACCTTATGTGTCATTGTATGATCCTTGGTTGGAAATCGAAATGAGCTAGGGGGGAACCTATTCATCCACAGTTGCTATTGTTGCAACAGTGCAGACGTTTAGGCGAAGAAATATTGGGCTCTTAGTACCTCCTTGATATCGAGGGTTCCCATGGGTGGCCTCGGTTTGATTTCAGCTCCAGACGTGTCGAGCATGTTGAGGAAGTCGGACAGGACGTCCCCCCGGTACATCTCGACAAACTCGAAGCGGAGCAGGTTGGACAGCTTGGTCGCATTGCAGGCATGGGTGCCATAGCTGTCGTGGATCATGGCAAACGAGGTGACACCCCGGTTGGCCAGCGCGATGACGGTGCGGAACAGGGCCGCAGCATCAAGACTGTGGACGAAGTTAGGGCTGACCGACGTCGCCTGCTTGGACGAGTTGATCGTGTCGGTCTCGTCAGGAAGCCTCGGCTTGATCAGAAGCCCGTGGAGCTTCGTCTTGATCCTGCGGCTGGTGATCTCCCTGATGTCCTGATATGCGACGAACCCTGAGGGCGTCTCCCAGGCAAGCGGCCTGTTCTCCTTGGAGAGTTCACGGGCGACACTTTGTAGCCAGCCCATGGCATCACGGGCAGCAACGACGACATCCCCGATGCTTTCCCAGATGATGCCACTCAGGAAGCCTGTGGCCTTCCCCAGCTCGTCACCGAAGTTATGCTCCTGGCCGTCCTTGATCCGCTCAGCCACGGCCTCTTGGACGTACTTGAGGCAAGACCGTGGCGTTCCACCATAAGGCAGGACCATGACAGGACGCTTGGTGATCTTCCGGTTGAGCCCGAAGTAGACCCAGCCTTCTGCCCACCGCTGCCTGTCGAACGGCGTCGGCTTGCCATCCTGCTGCGTTGGGTCAACCTCTGCAACAGTGGAGGCGATTAGGCGCAGCTTCGCCATGGCAACGTCCGCAACACGCTGGTAGATGTCCTGTGGCTTCTCGCTGTCTGTAAGGTTGACGGCCACGCCACCTACCGCGTCCCTAAGCATAGCCGAGAAGTGCTGTAGGCCATTGCAGGACCCATCGAGAGCCACGGGGATGTGCGACACGAAGTCTGGGTTCTCCCGCTGCGCCCACTCAAGGCAGAACGCGAGGAAGCACCAAGGACTGTCGGCCTTCATCCACCATTTGAACCCGAGAGGATCATTGGCCACCGCACGGATCAGGACCTCGTTGTTCAGGACCCACTCCACCCGATCATCGAAGCTGACCTTGTCCACCCCGAAGCAGTTCGCCCCATGGATGGCCAGCCAGCGTTCACCATCGTCACCTAAAGGCAGACCTTCCGCGAACCGAAGCAACCCCTTGACCACGTCGGTCCCCTGCGGATGCAGCAGTGCAGGGATGGGATACGCACGTCCCCTGAAGTCGAGGTTGTGCGGGAAGTAGATGGCAGGCTCATGTTCGAACCGGCCAACCACGTCCATGAGATCCGCCTGCCCCTTACGAGCCAGCTTCAAGGCGTAGTTGTCGTTGTGGACGTCCCTCGCGGCCCAGCGCCACGCCCTAGCGGCATCTGGGTTGATGTCGATGTCGCTTGGTTTGTCAGGCATCGCGATGTCGTCCAGGCTGACCAGTCCAACCTCTGCTGAGCCCACCGACAGCAACTGCCGCATGACTGAGAGGATGTTGGGGTTGATCTGCCAAGCCGTGTTCTGGATGGCGTTGAGGCCAGCGTAGACCTTGGTCAGGTCTGCCTTCTCCAGTAGCTTCCGGTGCTCCGAGCGTGTCCGCTTGACCAGAGGCAGGGGCCGGATGGCGTTGGAGAAGTAACCACCACCGGAGAGGTCCGCCCACGGCTTAGGGTGGATGACGGTGGGCATGAAGAACTGAGCCAGTTCCTCACCCTTCAAGGCCGAAGCCTCGACCCACTTCGCCGCCTTCTCGGTGATCTGCACCACGTACTGGTCAACCCTGACATCCTTGTCGGCGCTGTCGGCACCCGTGAGGATCTCAGCGAGGATGGTCGTGTCGCAGAACAGCTCGATCATCTTGAAGCCAAGGTGAAGTCGGTCTGTGCCGGTCCAGCGGTCCCATGAGACATCGTACTTGCCCATGGCATAGGCCAGCACGGTACGCTTGTGGGCGTCGGTAGCCCCATCTGCCTTCAGCCGGTCCTCGACCAGCTTGAACCGATCCTTGTGCTCCGTTTCGAACTTGCTGAAACGTGCCTCGTCCTCCAGCCCAGCAGCCACGAGGCGAGCCAGGGTGGTGTAGCCTACAGCCTTCTTAGACAGCAGGCGATTGAGGATGATGCGGGTGACGATCAGGGCCACGGCATTGTAGTTCATGCCCTTGATCAGCTTAGCGGCGACCGCCTTCGGCCCCGGCCTGCCTGAGTAGACATCGTCGACGAAGGTCTCGATGGCCCCCGCTAGTGGGCGGATGGCCCGCTTCACGAGGACGCTGCCACCGTCAGTCTCGGAGCCTCGATCCTGCGTCACGTTCTTCTCGTAGCGGACGCGGAACCTTTCGGTACCGAGGCCAGCCATGGTGATCTCAAGTTGGATCTGTCGTTCGTATGGTGTCAAATAGGGTACTCCATTGGTGGATTGGCGGCGAGAAAGGCGTTCTCCAGCTTATCCCTCTCCATCTTCGCCAGCCGGAGAGCGCGTTCATTGTCGATCCAGTCCATGCAGGCCTGCCTCGTTGGGCGATGCACCTGCGTAAGGCGCACCATCCCTCCGAAGTTTTCGAAGAGGTCGCTGGCAGCGCCCCACTCGCCTGCCTTACCTTTGTGGTAGGGGGTGATACCAAACTCCTCCACGATCCAGCTTGTGGGGCTCTTGGCGACGATCCTGAAGCGTCCAAGATCTTTCTTCATTCGACGCACTCCCACACCCAACTTGCGCCGCTGTCGGAGACCGTGACGGTGACCAGCGTGGCACCCCTTGGCACGTCAAGCGTCAGGACCTTGACCATGGGGATGGGCGTTGGTTTAGGTGCCGCCTCGACTAGCGCCAAGGAGTGTAAGAAGTACTCGCCGGGGCACCCCGCCAGTACTGCGGTGTTGCCTCTAATGGAATAGATGTAGGCCGTACGATCTACGGAACCTACGAGCGTCTTGCCGTCTCTGCGGCGCACGAGGTCGCCCTTCTTGAAACTAATCATGCTGCAATTCCTTGTGGGCAGTTGCGTTCAGCCTGTCGCTCCAGCGTGGGCTTTGGATGCTTAGGTAGACCGTGGTTGATCGAGTTGCCCAACTGGACGTACGGCTTGTCGGAGACCGAGACCTTGATGAAGGCCCGCTTGCCACTCTCGACGTTCGGGGAGACACGATGGATCATGGTCTGGTCGAGCCGGTAGAGGTGGTTGACCTTGGCGTGTTCCCAGCGTTCACCGGGGAACGGATAGGCTTGATTAGCCATGGCATTGAAGACCTTAAGTGAACCTGTGTGATCTTCATCAACGTCGAAGAGGGTGTCGTTGATATAGAACTCGGTCGGGTTCCGGTCGGCCCAGATGTAGTTCAGGTCGTCCGTCAGGAAGCCGTCGCTGTGCCAGCCTGGACGATTACCGGGGGCGTCTGGGGTGACGTGGGTGATCTTGACCGAGAGGTAGACGTAGCTGTGCAGCCAGCGGTGGGCGCTGATGTTGTCCCAAACATCGTCCGCCACCGCTTCGACCAGATCGTCGTATTTTTCCAGTTGAGGCGGGAGCTTCGTACCCACCCGTCCAGGCATCTTGATCGGAAGGTACAGCCAGAACATCATCTCGCTGGTGTCGAGCTTGAACTCGCCCAAGTCCACCGGGGCTGCACCATAGATTGCTGGGGTGTATTTCATGGTCATGCTCACTTCTCCTCAAATACGTAGAGACCAAGTTCCTGCTGCACATTGATCGGGTAGAACCCGAGGTAGTGGGAGGTGTCGAAGTCGTCACGGATGGTGGCTCCGGTCTTGAAGGCGCGGAACCTACGGCGCTCCTTGTCCGCCCTCAGATCCACCACGGCCCACAGCCAAGTGAAGCCGTCGATGTGATCGATGCGGATGATCTGGGCATCAATCGGCAGGAACAGGTCGAACTGCTCAAGCGCCGGGATCGGGTACTTGAAGATCGCCCGTCCTGTGGGGTTGGCCATCCGTGGGCCTCGGGTAGCTTCATCCCAACTGTCGATGACCTCGGTGGCCGTGACGCGGTTAAGGTTTCTGGCAAGCATGAAGCGCGTCTTGAAGTAGGAGCTTCGGACGCCCTTGTCATTGCGGATGTTCCACTTATTACCGCGATCATCTAGGACCGCGTAGACTTTACCCTCGGTAAGTCCAGGTGCGTTTGTCGTGCATACAACTTCCATTAGGCTAGCTCTCCTTGTTGGTGCAATGGTTGGCATAGTGCAGGCAATTGGTCATGCCACTTCCTTTTCCTTGTCTCTGAAATGGTCGACACCGCTGGCTAGGTACCGGCGGATATCCTCATTCTCTATTAGCGCGTCCAGTAGGTGGCGCATGGACACACCGTGGATGCGGACCTCAACAGCGTCCACGTAGCCCCACGTCAGCATGTCCTGATTGTAGCTGCACTCCACTTCCTTTGTGGAGATCCAAAGCTCGTGCGCATCACGTCTCCGGTCATACGAGAAGGTGAACTTTGGGGGTGACCTATTGTTCTGCACGGACCTCAAGCGGCCATGCCTTTCGGGCCTATGTTCGCAGCCAACACCACTCTCGAGTACGACGTCCATTCCCATGATTTGCTCCATTTTCCCAAGGGTTTTTCCCATTTGGGATTATCCCAGAAATCCTATGCACTAGTGCAGGCATTCATTTTCCCACTGTGCGCCTTGCTTATCAGGCTGAAAACGCTGCTGTTTGTGGGATGATTGCACTACAGAGAAGGATATGGGTGAGATCCGCATTACCCTCCTTGGGAAAATATCAGCCAGAAAACCCAGCAAATACAGTGATAGGCGCTAGGCCCATCTTGCCCAAGGGGAGAATTTATCCCACCCATTATCCCGCGCTTTTAAGCGAACGTAGCCATGTTGGCCACCAGATGCTCAGGAGAGAGCTTGGCGTAGCGCTGCGTCGTCAGCGGGTTGGTGTGACCCATCCACACTCCGACATGGTACAGCGATATACCGTCTTGGACCTGCCAAGATGCGCAGGTATGGCGGCAGGTGTAGATGACACTGTCGTCAAGGCCTGGGATTGCATCCTTCACGATCTTCCAGAAGGACACCATCGTGCGGCAGCGGAGACCAGTCCATGGCCCATTCTTGCCGAGAGCGCGTTGGTTGTTGACCGCCTCCAGCGCCCTTGGTGAGAGCGGTACGGTACGCGGTCGGCCCGTCTTCGTCACACGGAAGGTGACCTTACCGTCGTGGACATCAGACCACTTAAGCGGCTCACCCTCGCTCCATGGACGAGCGCCGGTATGCGTCAGGAAGATGAAGAAGTCTCGCTGCCGATGGAAGCCGTTCTGGTCCATCCACGCGACGATGGTCTCGAACTCGGCCTTCGTAAAGAACCGATCACGACCGTTCTCCCTTTCCGACTTGGCGTCATGCGGGAATAGCTCAGGGTCCCAGGGGACCTTCGCCTTACGGGTTATGATCCGCAGCATCGACCCGTAGCGGTTGACCGTTGTCGGTGCCAGTCCGCGCTCGTGGATGAGGTACGTCCTGAACGCCGTGATGTTCTTCGCGGAGAGGGCCTCGGTGACCGGGGTCGAAGGACCCACCCAGCTTAGGAACGTCTTGGCGTTGGCGATCTGAGACTTGCTGTCGCGCTGCGGTTCCCAGTGCTCCTTGATGATGGCGCGGGTTGTGTTGCCGATGGTGCCAACGTCAGCCCCACCAACCATCGCTGTTGGCTGTTCGACCGGCAGGCCACGCTTGAGACGCCGCCTGCTGTCTGCTTCCCAATCTTCCGCCTCGTCCAGAGTCGGAAAGGACGCCACATAGGACGTCCCTTTCACCATGAACTTTGAGCGGAAACTCTGTCCTCGAGCTTCAATCAAGCAATGCCTCCAGTGCGGCCATGACACGCTGGCCCTTCGGTGTGAGTGTGATCCGCTTGTTGCGGCGGTCGAGGACATCTTCCTTAGCTTGGATGATGTCCAGTCCCGGCATGCCTTTGCGGTGGATCTTGCTGAGCGCAGCTACGTTCCTCGATACGGTGCCGGTAGAGTGGCCCGTGATGTTGGCGAGGTCGGTTACGGTGCATTCTGGCTTTGCGACTACGGCGAGGAAGATCGCCATCTGTTGTGCTTGCATCTCAGCGTTCAGCTTCCTGAACTCTTCGATGATTGATGCAACCTTGCGAGCTGCCTTAGCGGTCTGGTTTTGCTGTTCCTTCGTCATGGCTATGCGTGGTCCCAGTTTCAATGGTTTATTGGTGATTTTGTCTCCACACGCACATCTTCCTCATTTATGAAGCAATTGCAAGAACTTAATTGAAGCGTTCGTGCAGGAGTTCTTCCGCAAAGAGAGGTTCGGAATTATCTGAGGGTAAGATTATACGTAGGCCTCGCATCTTTGACTGTGCGATTAGCCAAGCAGTGTCTTCAATATAGTCAGGCATCAGGTCCGCCGCCTCGGGGTTGATGCTTTCAAAGTATTCTGGGGCAGTTGCGTACACTTTGGGTTTAATCCTCGTGGGAGAGAGAGAGAGTTTTCAGTGCAGGACCGCCGAGATTGTTGGGGCTACTAACTACCCCTGCCCCCCGGCTAGGCGATCCATATGAGCTTCTTGGATCATTAACAATTGTTAATGTCGATAGGATTTATGTAACACAGTGTATCCAAGTGTACATGCCAGCGAATGTGTAGGCGTAGCACCGTGCCGCCACTGGTTAAGGCGTTGATTATGCTGCGAGAATGTAACGAGCGTAGCGCTGACCAGTGTGGTCCTCGTGCAACGTACGTGTGATATTATGTCCCAGTCTCTTCAACTCCGTGATGCGCTTACTAAGTGACCGGCAGCGCAGGACACCCGACGCCTCGATAGACGTCACATCGCCCTTCTTGCGCAGCATCTGGAGGACCTGAGCGGTCATCGGTGCCGTGGGTTCGATGGGTGTGCTTGGGATGGCGACAGGTGATTCGGGCTCAGCCTGGGTGAACTCGGACAGCGGCGTGACGACACCAACGACAAGATGTGCGCTGGCGATGAACCAGAAGCGTGGCTTGTTCGGGATCTCGATGCCAAGCTTCTTGGCCTGCTCTACGTACTCAAGGCTCTCCCATCCTTCGTTGTCGAGACGCAGCATGTCGAAGCCGTCGCCATAAGTGTTGATTACGGGACCTGTCATGTGTTCGCCGTAGTAGTTCACGACGACGGTCTTACCGATGAGGTTCTTGAAGTTCATGATGGTTTCCTTTGTTGACTGGAGATTAAGCGAAGCGAACGCCGGAAGCCGCAGCCCCGGTGATGAAGTACGCACTGTTGCGGACCATGGCCGCAGCCGGTGAAGGCATACGGACGTTACCGTGGTGGGCGACAGCGGCACGACGGGCAGCGACGAGCTTGGGGTGGTTCAGATGCATGGCTTGCGATCCCTTACGATCATGGCGACGATGGCGAAGATGAAGACGGTGGCCGCGACGGCCCCGCCAAGGATGAGGAACTGGAGGACAGCGAGGAGCGCGGCGATCACTTGAACATCCGCTCGTAGCGGCGCTTGGCCCGATACTTGTAGATCCGCCAGCCGATGAAGATCGTAGAGAGCCCAAGGGCACCCCCGATGTAGAACCAGAGGATGGCGACGAGGAGGTCGTTCAGTTCAGGTTGGGTCATTGGTGAGGGCCTTTACGTGGAGCCAGAGGAAGAATGCGATTGCGATGAGGAGGAACCAGAGCGGGTTCATGCCGCCACCGCCTCTCTCGTGTGCCAGACCGGCGGCTCGTAGAACGTCCCGGCCATGGGGGCGTCGTGGAGCGTGTACCAGTAGCCGATGTCGATGATGTCGATCTCTCGGGGCAGATAGCGGCCATGGTGGCTGATGTACTCCAGCAGGTTGAAGTGCTGGATCACATGGTTGCCGTAGCGCGTCCCGCCGATGTTTCGGCCCGTCGTAGGTTCACAGAAGAACGTTCGGTTGTTGCTGCGGATGAGGTGGTTGCTCATGCCTCCACCCTCTTGAACTCAGGCCCGAAGACTACACACTCGACGTTGCCGCCGTTCTGCTTCAGGAACCACGCAGGTGGCTCGTGCAGCTTGACCATGAGGCCCAGCCAGTTGTGCTCGACGTAGTAGCCAGTGACGACCGCAGGGCCACAGCCGTTGATCAGAGCGATGACCTCGGTGCCGATTGGTGGCGGTGGTTCCTTGCCGCCCCACTTGATGACATCGTCGGGGGTGACCAGCTCGCCATCGACCCAGACGGCCTCGACGTAGGATGGAGCGGTGAGTAGTTTCTCAGTCATTGGATGACGACCTTTCCTGTGCGGCCAGCGAGGACCCGTGCGGTTACCTCGGCCTTCTTGCGTTTGGTGTAGAAGCCGAGGTGGGCTTCGATCCACCCTGGCTGACTGTAGCGCAGCTCCCATCGACCGGGAGCGACCTTGGCGACGACGTAGGTGCTCACAGGTCACCCCCGATCCAATCGACGTAGGTGTCGTATCTCTGGCTAAGGCGCTGGGCTAAGTCATCGGCCTCTTCCAGCGGAAGGTTGTCGTGCTCCTCGATCACCTCGATATTGCCGTGCTCGTCAGGCTCGTAGCTCACGATGATGTCGTAGTAGTCCATGGTTTCGCCCCGCTCAGCGATGCGGTCCCCATGCATGGCGAAGACTTGGATCTCGATTTCCATCAGCAGACCACCTCCAGTTCGAGACCTGACAGCTCCGTCAGACGCTCAGCGACGGCCATGGCATCATCGAAGGTACCGTTGATGTCCGTGATGGCCTCGGCGTAGCCCTCTTGGTCACGAGCGTAGACCGTGAAGAACGCAGCCTCGTAGCGGTCGAAGCCACCATTGATGCCATCCTCTGACGGGCGGCATCCTCCCAGCTCGATGTGGGTGAACTCATTCCAGTCGGGCTCGAGCCAGCCGGTGGTGCAGTTAAAGAGCGTGTTGTTGTCCATGGTCACAGACCCTCCGTGAGTTCGTTCATTGCGTCGTTGTCGACAGCGTCGGTCACAACATCCTCGTCGTTGCCGTGGACCAGCCAGACCCAGCCCAGCTTCTTGCCCTCAGCGTCACGGAAGTGGAGGTAGGTCTGCTCCGTGGCGTGGACCTCGGCGGTGATGGCGTTGAAGTCCTTGGAGCGGGACAGCGCCCACTCCTCCCCGTCGTTGACCGAGATCACCCAGTCCTTGGCCAAGGCGCGGCGGATGAGCTTGGAGATGATGCGGGTTTCGATTGGACGTGCATGCTTAGGATAGGCCATGATCAGAGACCCTTCGGTTCAGTTGCGAGGTAGCAGTCGTAGACGGACGGGTAGTACTCGGCCTCATATCCATCCTCCTTGACGTAGACGCGGTTGCGGCCATTCGTGGCCCAGCCGGTGACCTTGGCCACCTCCCCACGGAATGAGGTGACCTTGTCGCCAATGTTGACTTCGGTGTGGGTGACAGCGCGGAAGAGTTTGATGGTCATGATGGTTGTCCCTTGTTGTGCAATGGTTTCGATGGTGCAGGCATTAGCCCACGACAAAGCCCGAGGTGTCGCGCTTAGCTGGGCCTTTGGCGTAGAGACCGACGATCACGCCGGTTGGATCTAGGAAGCGCATGTCGTCGCTGTCGCCGTCGATGACGCGGCGTGGTTCCATACCTATTTGGACTAGCTGCCAAGCGGCTCGGTTTAGGTTTCGGGTCATGACGGCATCATCTCGGAAAGCCTTATGACGATAGACGACAGCGAGATTAACGCCAGTCTCGTTAGCGGCCTTGATGACAGCGTCCCGATAGCGCGGATTGGCTTCCGAGTAGCTCAAAACCAACCGATAGTTCACCGGCAGGTCACGATAGACCCGCTTGTAAACCTTGGTGTAGTCGTAGAACTGGATCTCAGGGAAGGCGTGGAAGATCGAAGCGAACGTGTGGCCGCTGTCGGGATTGGTGACAGGATGCGCGACCTCCCACTGGATGTCCGAGGTGCCATTGAGGCGCACGGCAGGCCGCACACCCTTCTTACGGCAGTAGTTCAGGAAGCGCAGCAGATCGCGGTGCAGCTCAGCCATGAAGGCGGCGCGGTTGGCGAGGTAGCGCTTAGTCTTGCCGATGCGGCCACGCTGGACGTTCGACATTTGGCCGCGACCGGCTGTATTCAGGCATCCGGCGATGCACCCGGCTTGCTCAGCCATCGGGCAGACGTTGGCCCCGGCGAGGTTGTATGGCGCGAGGTACATGATCGCGGTTTCATAGACGCCATCGCCCTTGACTGTCTTGGCGTTGTTACCAGAGCGGATAGTAGGAGAGCTAAACATGGTTGCGTTCCTGTAGTGAGTGCATAAGCGCACATGTGTGGACATAATGAGCCCGTGGTTAAGGCCCACGAGCCTTTATGTTCACCTTGGTCTGCCGTAGTTGCAGCGCAGGAAGCCGAGTGAAGCGGCGACCGTGATTAGAGCGAGGGTCATGCCGCTACCCTCTTGACCGAGGCCATGTCGTGCTTTGGGAAGGCAAGGTATTTGCCAATGAAGTGCTTGCGCTTGGCTTCTAGCACCTCGCCGACTAGAGCGTGGCCGATGTCTTCCGTGACGCGGATCTTGTAGGCAAGACCAGCTCGCGTGGTAAAGCTTAAGGTTTCCATTCCGTGGCTCCGTGGTTGGAATTGGTTGCCGCTCAGCCGCCGTTGCCAGTGACTGAGAAGTAAGCAATTCTGCTAGGTGCCTATTGTAGGAGGCTTGCCTTCCGCCCTAGCGGCGTTCCGCTCTGTTTATAGTCCGTACAGCGGCCCTCGACTTGGTAGTTTCGTGGTTTGCACTCACTCTGTGGTGCTCCGTAGTTTGCACTGTGGTGGTGCTCTTCATTTTCAGACCGTTTGGGTGGACACGGTCACTACATCCGCCAGAGGAACCGTGGTTCGTAGCTACATGCGGGCATTTAAGCCCCAGCCTGTTCGTTGGCTGGCAGAGACGCTCTCTCTGCTGGTAATTATTCAGTTGTCAAAGAACCGAGTGGCTAGGCCGCTCACGTTTAAGGCTCGTCAGCCGTGTCGCTCGTCATGTCCGTCTGCTTTCGTTTGTTTGTGTTTCGTTTGGTGTGATTTGAATATCGGGCAATCCGCCCACTGCTGCAACTATCTATTTTCGATTGGGACAATTATTCGTTTAAGTGCCTGTTTTCATTGGGCATTTATTTCAACGCCATCGGATGCAAATGCCCGCTTTTTGCCAGAAATTACACCAAATCAGCTACTGAAAAAGCACAGATAATTGAGTCGGATCAATCACTTAGCCGAGGACAAGGCACTGATTTGCCACGCCTTTTGCCGATCGATCGCCCTAAAACGGGATCAAGAACGTACGTGCATGTACGCGCCGTATAGAGAACGCGCATGGAAGGCCCATGGTGCCTATGGTCGGACCGACCGACCGACCGACGCCACCATGGAATCGCTAGGGCACTAACGATTAGCCTATGTAACTATTGGTGCACTATCGATTAGGGCACATATGATTAGCATGCCAACCATTGGCGAACTATCGATTAGCAAGGGAAACATTAGGGCGCTTATGGTTTCTAGGGTTATCATTGGTGTCCTAACGATTAGGATGCTAACGATTAGCTCACACATCGATAGCAAGACAGCAATGCGCAAACATATGATTAGCATGCTATCGATTAGGGCGCTATCGATACCCTAGGGCGCTTAGGATCTCGTCGGATCACTCGGGATAAGATGTTAAATCCTATCAACCCCATTGATTTCATTGTATAATCCGCCTCGTTGGGATAAATCTTGGGAGAATAGACCATGCGCCCGTGTTCTTTACACCGCGCGTACGTGTGCCATGGGCGAGATCGAGGGGGGCCACGGGGGTATCGCCGCGCGGTCACTCTATATGATGCCACCTCGGATTTTTGTGGTGTAAACATCGGCCACCGCAGTCACCCGAGTAACCCTGAGTTCATCAAGGGTACACCAATGCTTATGCGGCCAGGAACCCCATGGTGAGGCTACGGTGGCTTAGGTGGTCTATGGTTGACCTTAGGTGGGGGTCCCCTATGGGGGTGGCCCCTCTCCCTCATGGCTACTGAGTAGGACCTTGGTGTCCTTGGTCTCCATCAGGTAGGACCATGGTGGCCTATGCCTACCAAGGTATGACCATGGTCTACCTTAGGTAACCTTAGGTGACCATAGGGGACCCGTGCTAGGGGGGGACCTATTCAAACAGAGGTAGGACAGAGGTCACTTAGGTGTCAGGAGTAGGCCTTAGAAGAAGCGAAGGGCAGAGCCCTGAGCCCCGTTACCGAAGGTGTCGAGGAACTTGTCCAGCTCAGCCTGCAAGGCGTCAGCCTTCAACTGGTCACTAGAGGTCTTATCGTTACGGGAGAGGAACTCTACCCAGTAGGCAACAGCACCAGCTAGAGCATCAACACGGTCATCCTTGGCCAGAGAGCCCCGCTGAGCGGTAAGGCGAGTAAGCTGGTACATCAGTCGCATGTAGAGCTGCTCCTCCTTGGCGTAGTCCTGTGTGGACGTGTAGTCCCATTCAATGACAGCCTCGTCCACGATGAGACGGTGCTGGTTCATGACGGGCTCGAGGGTATCGATGATACGGACCTCCTTCTGGTTCTTGGCCCATGCGCTGTCCTCGATCTCACAAGGATAGGTGAGCAGGGCTTCGTTGCGCAGGAGCTGGGCGAACATGCCGTCACCGAAGTTGGGCTCAACGATGATCTTGTTGACCTTCTGCTTCTTAGCGCAGGCGAGGATGCTCTTGAGGACGGCGATGTCGTAGCCCTTGTTTCGGGCGGTACCCATGGCCGTGAAGTAGAGGTTGCCGTGGAGGTGCTTGACCACAGCCCAGACAGTCTCGTCACCGCCGCGACCGGAGGGGTCAACGAACATGACAGATCCCTCGTATGGGAGGCTCTCCTTATCGTACCACATTGGCCTGTGGTAGCCGTCGCCGGGGAGACCCACCGCCTGTAGGTGGTCGATGCGCTGATCCTTCCCAGAGGCCCATGAGAGCGCTGTAGGGGCACGGTTCAGGTCGAGGGGCATGACGATCAGGTCGGATAGCTTGAGCGGGAACTTGTCCGCGTCGGACAGCGAGGTGTCCAGCATGAACTGAAGGGCGAAGCCAGAGCGACCATAGGACAACTCTCGTTCACCAAGATCTGTGTCGTTGAAGCGCTGGGGGTCCGTAGACTTCCCTGATATGTCCTCACCGGCATCAGCAGCCTCACTGAGAGCCTTGGTGATCAAGGGAGCTAGGCGTGGACCATACTTGCCCAACTGCTGCTCAGTGGGATACCTGGCTGGCCAGATTCGTAGGATGTAGCCGCGCTCAGGCAGGACGTTGTAGAGCGACTGTTCGGACTGCGGTGTACCGAGGTAGATGATGCGACCCCCCGGTTTCAGGACGGCGTCGAACTCCTTGACCTTCTCACCGAGTTGGTCACGCTTGAGCTGGGTGTCGGAGTTGTTCGGGACCTCGATGTCGTCGGCAATCAGGATGTCAGCACGGCTACCGGCGATCTGTGAGTTGATGCCGAGGGACTTGACGGACGGTGCATGCGATGCGGTGGCAGGCCCGACGTCGAAGGCGATCATGGACGAGCGCTGATCAGGCCCAGGAATGAGGTGGGCGCACATCGGCATCTCAAGGATGATGCGCATCGTGAAGATCGAGAAGTCGTCAGAGCGGTTCTTGGAGGCCGAGATGACGAGGATGTTCAGGTTCGGGTTGCGCAGCAGGCACCAGACCACGAAGGCCGAGGTGACCCAAGACTTCCCTACGCCACGGAAGGCCTCGATCACGGAGCGCTTCGGGCCATGCTGTAGGAAGTCTGCGATGTCGTACTGGACAGGGGTCGGCAGCTTGCCGTCGAGGAACTGCTTCCAGACGAGGAAGAGGAAGTTCTTGAAATTGGACAGGATTGGGTCGGCCTGCGGGGTAAGCGCGGTCGAAGACTTTAGTTTGGTCACTAATATTCCTGAGTGTGGAGATATCGGGCCACACAGGTGCTCACTGAGAGGCACGGAGGCACACGGAGGTGTCATCGGTCCAGCGAAGGGCCGACGCTCTCAGTGAGGCTGTGTGGGCGTTCTAGTGGAAGTGCGAATCTTCCTCATGCTCTTCCCCGGTAAAGGGCAGCATTTCGGCGATATCGTTCACTTTCTTGTTGCTATTCGGCGCGATGGTCGTTCCGGTGTCCTTGAGGAACTGTCGGACGACGTTGAAGGTCGCAGCGTCTGGGGTTAGTTGGACAACCTCTCCATCCTTGTTGACAGCGGTCTTGCCCTCTTTGAGTAGCTTGGCGAGCCCTTCTGCGAACGTATCGAACAGAGCTGCCATGCTCTCGCTATTTGTCTTCATTCTTCTTCTTCAACCATTCTGAGGTTTTGGTGACGATCTGGATTGTGAGCCAGATGGCACCGAGGATTGGTGTAACGGTCGCGGCCACCTGAGATACCGAAGTCAAGCTTGGTAGCCAGAAGGGGGTCATAAGTGCGGTAGTCGCAACGACGGTGGTGTTGTGTTCCACAATGGTCATGCCTGTGTTGCTGCCCATAGCCAGAGGTCGTCCAACTGTTCGGGAGGGATATTGAAGAAAGTCGCCACGATGACGACGGTCGAGTTCAGTCGGATGAAGGAGGTGCATTCATCAAGGTCGATGAGCATGTCCTCACGCAGGTTCTCGTCGGTGACCTTGTCGATCTCCGTGAGGACCATGGATTTGGTGATGCCAACCTGACGGGCAGCCTTCCAGAACCGGGGTGGCGAAAGCTCTGGGAAGTTGGCCCTGAGTTCGTCTGGGGTTGGCTCCGGTGGGGCGACGATTTCGCCGTTCTGATATAGGTGGCCGGGGTGGATCTCGGTCGAGAGGGCGTCAATCCCGAGGACTGTGCGGTCCCCCGGCATCAATCTTGACGGATCGTACTCTACATTGGTGATTACACCCGAGGAATCGACCAAGGCCCATGCGCCGTAGATGGCGTCAACGAACGCTCCGGTGCGGGGCTCCCACCGTGTCAAGGCGAAGCGCAGATCGTACCAGTCTTGGTCTTCCTCATTTCTAAAGGAAGGGACACCCTCGTTCACGTAGTACGAGAAGTGTCCAAAGTTAACGATTTCCATGATTTCCTTAGTATGCCTGTGCGAAGCCTACCCAACCACGGACGGGGTCGTAGACTTGGGGGTAGACGTAGCGCAAGCCTGTGAAGGCGTTCGAGGTCAACTGCTGGTATCCGCCAACTATGAGCGCACCTCCCGGCGCGTATGTAAATTGGTTGGATACGGTGGAGACGCTTCCAAGTGTGACATGCCGGTACTGAAGGTTGGCCACGCGGTCGTTGGCGTAGGCGAGAGCGCGGTCGTTGGCCACAGCCGTTACATATGTGGACAGGACACCGTACTGTTGACCGGCGGTTAGCTTTAGCATCTCAACACCGGCAGTCTCATCGACAATGCGGATTGAACCGTCACTATCCTGCGCCTGAATGTAGAACGACCTGTTGGTGCCTTTGATCCGCACATATGCATTTGCAAACTGCGCACTCACAGGGCCAGTGATGGTACCACCAGTCAGTGGTAACTTGGCAGCGATTGCCGTGTCCTGAGTGGCCTTGGTGGCGTCAGAGGCAGTCTTGGTGTAGAACCCTGCATCGACCTGAACCTTGGTGTAGTAAGGCGTAAGATCGGTCGCTGCGGGTTTGGCGGTGTCGCCCTCAAAGGTGGGGGGATAGCCCACCACCCCGAGGTTCAAGAAGGACTGTAGGTCCATTAGCCAACCCGCTGGATCATGCAGAAGCAGTAGTTGTTGCCGCTTCCGTCGCTATTGTAAGCAATCCAAGGTCCGCGACGTGCCCAGCCGCCGGGGATGCGGTTATCAGCGGTGGCCATGTTCGTGACGGTGGCCGTCAATATAGTATGGTTACCATAGGCACCATCGCTCACCGGGAATGCGCCAGCGGGACCCTGAGGACCACCGGGACCCTGCGGACCAGTAGCGCCGGTAGGACCCTGTGGGCCGGTAGCCCCGGTTGGGCCAGTGGCACCAGTGAGGCCGATGTTGCCCTGAGGTCCAGTCGGGCCAACTGGTCCCTGTATGCCGGTTGCGCCGGTAATCCCCTGCTTGGCCACAAGCTGCCACTTGGTGGACGTCAGGAACGGATCTTCATTCAGGCTCGGGGTCACAGAGGTCATGACGTAGGATGAGCCATTCCAGAAGACGACATCCTTGCGGACGTAAGTCACCACTGGGTTCCACACACCCTGCCACGCTAGGCCGCTACCCTCTGGGCCGGTAACGCCGATGGGGCCTTGCGATCCGGTAGCGCCGGTGATGCCAATTGGACCCTGAGGACCTGTGACGCCAATGGGACCCTGAGGACCAACGACACCCTGAGGACCTTGGACACCTTGGATGCCCTGTGCGCCGACGCCGAAGGAAACGCCTGTGGACCAGTCGCCGCTCGTAGCTGACAGCTTGAAGTACATGATCCTGTTGGTAAGGTCGAGGAAGGCGAACCCCTTGGGGCTTGCGTCGTACAGGGATTTGTTAGCGGCGACGTCTGATGCGTCGGGCTCGAATGCTGCACCAACGGGACCAGTCGCGCCCTGAGGACCCTGTGGTCCAACGATGCCCTGAACGCCCTGAGGACCCTGTGGCCCGATGATGCCCTGTAAGCCCTGAGGACCTTGAACGCCGTCTGGCCCGATAGGACCACGGTCACCAACAGGACCCTTGTCGCCCTGCGGCCCCTTAGGCATGTCCTGGTCGGTGAAGATGCGGAATGCGCCATTGGCGTCGAAGCCCATGAGGCGATTTCTGCGCTCTTCGATGGACGGGAGGATCAGGTCAACGCGGCCTGCGTCACTCTCTGGAGCGATGATGGTCGTGCTGGCGACGTAGTTCGAGCTGTCGGAGGCTTCCTGCGCCACGTACATGGACTGCAAGGACTGCCGATTGAGATCCTCGGCGCGGAGAGATGCACCATTGCCGATCACGGTCAGCGGCTGGGATGCCGGGGTCTCTCTGCCAATCTTGATCTTCTTGCCAAGCGGTACAGCGGTATTGAAGCGGAGAGCGTAAGCGCCCATCCAGACGAAGTCACCGAATGGTGCTCCGTTGACGTAGACCCTGACGTGGTCGCGGTCGAGGTACGGGAAGTCGAAGGTGTAGTCCTTGGTCGTACCATCGCTATCGTAGTAGACGAAGGAGAGGATTTCGGTTGCCATGGTATTCCTTGCGAGAGTGGAGAGGACGGGACGCAGTGGTCCCGCCAAATGTTGATGTTAGCGAGCGCTGATTGGCCTTCGCTCTGGATTGTCGGAGATCAGGGTGTTGTACATGCCCAGTGCGGGCAGTGCATTGCCGAATGGCGCGATCTTTGAGAACGCACGAAGCTCCTCCTGAGAGAGGGAGCCTGGACGAGCGATACCAGCGGCTGCTTTGGTTGCACCAGCGACGTCGTCAAGCAGGCCGAAGGTTGGGTTACCAAACAGGATGTTCGACGTCTGCCCTGTCGTACGGGCGTAGGAGAACTGAGCATCGAAGCCCAGAGCTGGACCGACTGTGTCGACAATCATCGGAGCGATGGACGACCAGCCAGAGCGGGCTACGGCAGACTTGATCAGGTTCGGGGTGGCAAGGCGCTTGGCGAGGAACTCATCCCGGTCACTGCGCCCGATAGACTGCAACTGCGTCTGTAGCGAGTAGGTCAGTGCGGCGATACCAGTGGTAACCGCAGCCCCAATAGCAGCCTCTTGGTCCCGCATGTGCAGAGACTTGAGCGAGTTCTTGACGTACGAAGCCGCCATGAACGAACGGAACTGCATGATCACCTTACCCACCGCAGTACCCATGAACGGCATCAGGTTACCAATGTCGTTCTTCTGGATCACTTGGTTGGTCTTACGGATCACGGCACGGCGGAAGAACTCCGCGGCCTCCTTATCCTTGGCCCCAGCGAACTTCAGGCCAGCAACCTTCTGACCATTCATTGGTATGAAGTCAGGGTTCTTAAGCTCAGCCATGATGCGCTTGGACATCTCGCCGTCGATGCCTAGATCGGCCAGTCTCTGGGGAGTGATGCCCTTACCCTTCCTTGCCATGTTGGCGAAGTTCTGGATGATGGCCTTGGATGCCCACCGACGTGTCGTAGCGTCGATGAACGTCATCCCCGAGGCGTCTGCGGTGACCCTGTTGGCATGCTCAAGGGCGTTGCTTACATGGTCACGCCAGCCTCTCGAACCATCGTCAACCGTAGACAGGACGTCGTCGTAGACGTCGCTTGCCCTGTATCGGTTCAGCCTTTCAGTGCCAATGCCTAGTGCGTACTCGATGTCGTCGGCCAGCCCATCCTTGAGGGCAAGCTCGCCAGCGCCATTGATCATGCGTCGGACAGCAGGCATCTGCGACAGAGCGGCCTTAAGCCCTGCACCGCCCACGATGTTCCCGATCTCTGGGATGGCCGCGAAGCCAGCTTGGTTCATGATGCGAGAGAAGTTGAACTTGCGTATCGATCGAAGCCAGAAGCCCAGCTCCGTTCCCTCAAGACCGTCGATGTGATGGCCTTTGATGGAGTTGATCGCGAGTTCGACGTTCTTGATGTCCTTCTCCACCTGCTGCTTGGTGACATGCTTATTGTCAGCAGCCTCTTGGCGGATACGCTTGATGTAGTCGTCTATCTCCGTCTGGCTGGTCAGTCCGTCGATGACGAGCTTTCCAGTCTTTGGATCGGCCACGCGGATACGGGCCATTGCTAGGTTGCCCGCTGCGTTACGAGTGTACCTGTCGAGGACTGAGGTGGCGTCGGTGTTGAAGAAGTCGCGGATGGACAGCGGCTGATCGTCAGTGACGCCATGTGCCGTCATTGGCTTGTACTGTAGCTGGAAGTCCTCATCTAGGATCGACCGGCGTCTCTGGTGGACATCGCGACCGGCGTCACCCTGAGGAACCTTACGGAAGCTCTCAGCGATTTCGGCCGCATCTTCCTCTGACAGGCCCTTATGCTTGACCAGTATCTCGGTCATCTCATCAATGTTGTCGCCAGACATCGTCCTGATGAAGTTATCGTCCAGGCCGAGGCTGCGGTCGGTTAGGCTCTTGGTGAAACCCTGGGCCAGCTTACGCAGCGGTGCCTCTTCCATGGTGGCGTTGGCTGATTTGAAGGCCCCGTAGAACAGGTCGTCTAGGGTCCCCTTGGCGTACGTGTGGTAGGCCGCAGCGATCTTGGCTGACTGCCACTCACGCGGCATGTAGTAGGCGTTGTCTGGGATGTCCTCATGCCCAAAGACAGAGCGACCTTCGAGGCCCTCACGCTTCCATGGGTTCTTCTGAAGCTGGTTCAGTTCCTTGAGGTTGCTGCGGATGACCTTACCAACGGCGCGGACTTCCTCGCTGTATTTGTCACCGCCCATGTAGGTGCTGTCGCGGACATAGCGGTCCACCTCGTCGTTGAACTTGCGTTCGGTCGTACCCTTCCAGAACCTGTCAGTCATGCCAGCGCCTTCCTTGTCGAAGACCTTCTGGAGCTGAGCCTTGTAGGTACGGAAGTAGACGCTGCGGAACTCGGTGAAGAAGTTCTCAGCTTCCTCAGATGCAGCCTTACCGTTGATTGCACCGCCAACCTTGCCGACACCTTCCTGCACCAGAGCGCCACCGAGGGCACGTGTGGTGACCAGCTCAGACTTATCGAACTGGACTGCCAGATCGTTACGAACAGCGCCGAAGGCTGACTTGGCGATATCATCATGGTTCAGTTCGGAGATCGGTGCCTCGAACGGGAGCCTCGGTTCGTTGACCCCTGAAGGAGCAGCACCACCGAAACCAGAGCCACCAAGCTTGACGCCTTCGTGCTCATCAATGGTTCGCTGGCCGATCCTCTGTAGGGCAGCACCTTCGTCCATGGTTGCCGCACGGGACATAAGCTTACCAGCCATGCCACCGACACCTATACCAAACGCCACGCCCATCAGGAGATCGGCCTTGGTGGCATTCGGGTTGACAGCGTAGTTGAGGCCGGTCGATGCTGCTGCACCGGAGCCAGCGCTCAGGGCACCGACGAGTACCTTAGATACCTGCCCAGCCCTCTTGCCAAAGACGATCTGAGGCGCGACCGCACCCACGGCCACATCGGTGGCTAGGGATACTGGGTCGAGGAACTGGTTGGCAATCTGTAGGGCAGCGCCGGTCATGCCTGCACCTTGGAGACGCTTCAGGCGTTCATTGTCTTCCACGGCGTTCTGGAGCTGACGGTTGTAGCCTTCTGCCGACGTAGCGCCGCCTGTGAACTTGGCGTAATGCTCAGGGTCGAGACCACGGGACGTCAGGTCGTTTAGCCGCTGCTCTTCCGAGTATGGCTTGAAGTCTGGGTCGTCACGGTATGGGTTGCTGTTCAGTAGGTAGGCGAGAGTGCTTTCCTGATTGAAGGCGTCCTTCTGGAGCTGCCAGAGGCTAGTCTCCTCAGGATCTTCAGCACGAGGTTCGTGGTCGATGGCAGACGTGTCGGCCTGAAGGTTGACTTCGGTACCGGCCAAGAAGCCTGCGCCACCTGTGTACTTGGACACCCGCGCTGCGAGATGTTCAGGAGCTGGGCGCTCCCAATGGGTGACGAAGGCTGCGGCTGCTTCCTTGTCATCCTTGGTGTTCAGGACAGCAGCCCATGCTTGGGCCTCCGGTCCTTTGTTCTCTTCCATGAAGTAGTCGAGCTGCGTGTCGGTATCGTCCACGGACTTACCGTTGGCAGCAGCGTACTGCTCCAGAGCGACACGGCGTGGGCCGGTCCACTGTGCGAGACCAAAGCCACCACGGCCAGCCTTGGGGTTAATCTCTTGGACGCCCGTGTCGAGGCCACTCTCGTCACCGAAGTTCATGGCAACGCCCTTGGCGACGTGGTCGGGTACGCCGCGCTGAACGAGGCCGGAAACAACTTGATCTGATGTGAGCCTCAAACGGGCCTCCTATGTTAGGTTATTGGGTGTCGTGGATTGCCTGACGGTTCTTCTTGTCCTTGGCCGCAGCCTTCTCCTCGCGGAGCTGCTGGACCGAGATGATCACGGGGTTACCATCGTCGTCTCGGACGGGCATGAGGTCGTCGGCGTGGACTAGACGGAACCTGCCGCCACTGTTGTTGCCGTAGGGATCGTTGATCTCCTTGATGGCAAGGTCAGCGGAGCTGCTGATGTGGTTGTCCCGCAAGGTCTTTGGGTTCTCCGCAGACCATTTGTCGATGTTTGCATCAACGACCTCTTCGAAGTCCTCGTTGACCATGAAGCCCTGTGGCTTGGTCAAGACGACACCGTTGTAGGTGAAGACTGATTTGGAGACGGAATCGACCGCCGCCTCAATGGCCTCGTCCTCGCCCATGTTGCCACCGACGATGTACTTGGTGGCCAGATCGGTGACCATCTGCTGCGGAACTGAGAAGTTCTTTGGCGTGGCACCACGGCGACCCCAGAGCAACCCAGGTCGAGTAGCGATGTCGTCACGGACCTTCTCGTTGATGCGGTCCTGTGCGTCACGGCTAAGGCCACCCACGCCACCCACGGAGGGATTGGTGGTTTCCATAGCTGCCGTCAGGGCCTCATCATCGGTCATGGTCTTGCCCTCACGATTGGGCACACGCTTGAACGTCGAGAACGCCTGAGCGAACTTCCGGTCCTTCTCGTCACTCATGTAGTCGATGCCGCTGTTCTTACCGACGTTCATCAGCCAGACGGCACGGTGGGTGCGTGACAGGAGCTTATCGCGGGCCTCTGGGTCGGACATGGTGACCGGGGTGGCCAGAGCATTGATGCCGTTGACCTCACCCTTGATGAATGGGTGCTGCTGGCCTGCGCTGTTCAAGGTGAGAAACTCACGCTGTATGCGCTGCTCGTCGCTCTCGTGGAGATCCTTCTGGAGCTGGGGAGAGACGTTGTCGAGGTAGAGCTGGACGCCCTTCTTCTTCAGTTCCTCAGCCGACATCTTGACCTCGGTACCGCGAGTTGTGTGCTTGACCTCGTCGCGGACACCATTGAGGCTCTTGCCCTCCAACGCGGCTAGCGCAGCCGTACCTAAGTCGGTCTCGATCTGGGCCTTCTCATGGAGGTCGAGGGTCCGATTGGCTGTGGCGATGATGTTGTCTGCCAGTTCCCTGCGGTTCGGATCATCCAGCAGTGATAGAACCTTGCCGTCATCCCCCGTCTTCGGGGTCGTGAGGAGCGCAATGGCGACCTCTGGGTGCTTGTCCGCGTAGTTGCGGGCGATGGCGATGGTCGAGTTGTCGAGGTCCTTCTGGTCTACCCCGAGGAATCCCTTGGTGGACTTGTTGTTGTAGTTGGACCAGATCTGCTTGGCGATGTCGGCAGGTGCCATGTTGGTCTTAACGCCATCGGCAACCTGCGTGTCCATGTACTGGTACGCAGAGGTCTTGGCATCATCGACTATCTTGGTGTTCGCCTTGTCGTTCAGGTAGCCTTCACCCCATTCGGACACGCTGTTGGACTGCGTCAGGACTTGAGTGGCCTGCGCGTCCGTCATCCCGACGATGGCTTCCCTCTGCATCTTCTGAACGTAGTCGCGAACGGAGCCGTCCTTAGCAGGATCGTACTCGGTCTTGAGGTGGTTCGTCATCTGCTCAGTAAGGGCGCGACCCCTGACCAAGCCGTCGATGGACTCGATGCCAGACTGCTTGATTGGGTCCTGATACGCCTTGAGGGTACCGGCGGCGCGTTCAGCCTGGAGCTGTTCCCACGAGAGACCTGAGCGGCGAGCCTTCTCAAGCTTGAACGCTTCATCAGACGCAGCCTTGTCCTTGATTGCGGCCACCTGACCATAGCTGTCGATGGACGTGCTGAACCCCGCGAGGGCCTGTGACAGACGTTCGAGGTTCTTGTCCATAGGTGCCTGCGCCGGGGCGGCGAAGGTGTCCACTGCGGTGGCCTGTGGTCGGATCTGGGTGTTGAGCTGTAGGTCTGTGTTAACTTCTACGCGACCGTTGGCCATTATTCGACCCTCCTCTTGGTGTTGGCGGTGTATGCGTCGAGACCGCTACTTGCGACCCCAATGGCGTATGGGAGGAACGAAGGCTTACGGGCCTTCTGGACTGAGTTGATGCGGCCTTCGGTGTTAGCCTTGACGCCCTTCAACTGGTCGCGGAGGCTGTCCTGCGTCATCTTGAGGTTCTGCTCGTTGGTCCGCTCGAACTTCCCCTGCTGGGCGTTGTAGTCGGCAAGAAGGCTGTCCACGGAGATCCCGGTGACACCTGCCTCACCTGAGGTAACCTGAGCTGTACCTCGGGCCTTTGCGGCTTCCGTGTTGGTGTTCTCCAGTTCCCTGCCAGCGGCAGCCTTCTCCTGAAGCATTCGCTCTTGGATGGATGCGTACTGGTCCGTCGCGGCACGATTGGCCTCGATACGGTTATTCTCCGCCAACTGGTTCTGCGCCTTAGCCTCTGCGCTTGCGCCCATATAGCTGGTGACTTGGCTTGCGGCCCCGATGGCGAAGGTGGCAAGCGATACTGGATCACACATGTGAGTTCCTTAGTTTCGCAAATTCGATGAATGGTCTGCGCTCTACGCCATGGTCGGGGATGACCCTGAGGAGCGAGAAGCCACAGTGCTTGATGAATGAGATGTGGGTGGTGTTGCGGACATCCACGTAGTTCCCAAGGAGCGGGAAGTGGCCGTGCAACATGTCGATCACGTCAGGCAGGTTCTTCACCATGTACCGGACGTGCTTGAGGATTTCATTGGACGCTAGCATCCATACGGCCCCCGTGGAGGGGACATTGTCGACAGGGATGACGCCTATGGCGCACTCTGGTCTGCCGTCAACGCTCCACACCCACGATGGACCCATGCCAACCGAAGCAGGCAAGGAGATCTCAGGAGCCACGCCGGATGCAGCTAAGCACTCGGCACGGTCCTCGGGTCGCAGACGTGGGGCCAGGGCGACCATGTCGGCCACCGTAGCCTCACGAAAGGTGATCATTAGACCCTCTTGGTTTTGTAGTTGAAGTTGGCGATCCACTCCGCAGAGATGATCGAGGATGGGAGGTAGCTGTCGTTGATTAGCTCAACAGCAACCTTGTCGTTCTGGGCCAGCAGTGGGACCGAAAGGACACCGTCGCCCAACGTGATGTTGTCGGCGCGGTTCATCGGGTCGCCCATGACACGGCCATTGGTCGCGTAGGCCCGCATCGCCATCCCCTGAAGCGTGACCTCTGCCCGAAGGTAGGCGGTCTTGCCGTAGCGGACGAGCAGCTTGACCAACTGGAGCCTGCCCTCGGTTCGGACGATGGGGTTGCCTTGCGGACCCTGCTCCCTGAGGTAGATGGTCGAGAGCCTGAACCGTGAGGTGTAGTCCCGCCCGACGTAGATCGGTAGGTCACGTAGGTCACCGACGAGCTTGAAGGTGGTCGAGGTTATGCTCAAGGGGTGCAGAAGCAGCCCCGGTCCAAGCGACGATCCACCAGCGCCACTTACGAGAACGTAGGTGCTACCAGTGAGATCTGCGGTGACCGTGGTCCTGTCGGTGATTGGGTCGTAGGTTCGTCCAGTCCCCGGCAGCACGATACGGTGATCGAGGTTCACGAGGAAGGTCATCCCGTCGTCAACGTTGCCTGCCTGAATGTCCACCGTCTCCAACCACACGCGACCTGAGGTCGTCTGTAACAGGACGTAGAGCTTGCTCTCGATGAACCAGAAGTCGAAGATGTTGGTGACGTCAGTGAACTCCCAGCGCGACCACGAGGACTGAACCTTGCTGCGGTCTTGATAGAAGTACTTGTAGACGTACAACCCGCCGCCACCCTCGTCGGTCTGGACGACCACGATGTCCTCATGGGTAGAGGCTCGCATCTTGATCACGTCACCCTTCAGGTACTGCGGGACGTTCCCTGTGATGTCCTCGGCTTTACCAAGGTCACTTGCGGGGTCGATGGTGTACTCGCGGATCATGGAGAACTGACCGCGCTTCACCGGGAAGTAGACGTTGTCGCCGTTGACCACCGGACGGCAGCGCGACGACATGCTGTAGGCTGTCGAGGGTTTGATGTTCACCGTCTTGTAGGTCAGCGTGTCATTGCCAGCCAGCATCGCCTGTGACTGATCTGCGAACAGGATCAATCGATCGGCAAAGCCCACGGCGGATCTCAGCACGGACACATCGGTCTCCGAGGAGGCCACGTCGATTGGATCGTCGTCCATGGTTGTCGTAGCCGTCGTCTTCCACCAATCGAACGGACCACCAGCCCTACCGAGGATGGAGTTCTCACCGGACAGGAAGCCCAGCCGGTTCTTAAACCAGAAGATGTCATTGATTGGTGCCCCAACGAAAGACGGGCTTGGGCTGGTCACTTCGTCACCGCAGCGGCGGCGTTCCCATGTCACAGGGCCGAAGCTGAATGTGCCGTCAGACTGGCGCACTAGGGCGTGTGGCATGGTTTCCGCATCGAAGGCCAGACGGCTCCCCGGCTTGGCGCATTCGACCCAGCGGCCACCAGTGATACCCCAGGTTCCATCGTTCGGCGTGAAGCGGACATAGTAGTCGTCGTATGCCGTCGTGACGGAACCCTTGACCTTGATCGCCACACCGGGGAACCCGAATGCTGGGAGATCTGAGAAGTCCTGCGTCTCGTACTGGATGGCCTTCATGGCGTGGCCGTTGTAGCCGTCCTCGACGGTCACCGTGAACGGAGTTCCTGATGACATGTAGATCACACCCTTGCCAGCCGTGACGACCATGGTGCCACCGAGGGAAGCCGCTAGGTTCTTGTCGGTTGCCTTGTAGGTCCACGCGACAGCACCGTTGACCGTCAGGCCAAGGTCCTTGGTTTCGCCGGTAGCCAGACGCCTCGCGATGTAGGCCGTATCCACGCCGGGGCTTTGGGCACCAGAGGTACCGTCAGGCGTCGAGTAGCTGGCCACGAGAGTGCCGTTGACTGAGATGTTGTAGGTCTTGCCGTAGTTGCCGGCCAAGACGTAGACCATCGCCTCGTAAGGCTGCGCCCGTTCGAGCACACCCGCGTCCATCAGAACGGATCTCTGGGTGTTCGTAAGGTATGTGTAGTCGCCAATGGTGGCCGTACGATACGGGGGTTCCTTTGGTGTGCCTGCGTATTGCAGGTACTGGAGACCACCCGAGTAGTTGACCTGACGTTCCTGCCCATCGAGCGTGAAGACGCGGACGCCTGTCTTGGACCAGATCGTCTCGTAGCGCTCATTGGCGTCACGGTTGATCGGGTGGCAGTGGATCGGGTTGGCTGTGAAGTCACCGACGAGCTGCGGGCCACGGATGAGCGGAGGCCTCTTGATGAGACCATCGACAATCGTGGAATGCGAGTTGATTTGCAGGTCACCCTGAGACGCCATACGCAGGGCCATAGCCTGCTGCGAGACGCCATTGATGAAGTTGGAGATAGTACCGGAGATGCGCGACATTAGCGACGTGCAAGGAGGCCCTGCATGAACTGGCTGTCGGTCAGCATGTTCGGGTCAGCCGTCTCGATCTCGGCATTCATCATAGCAGCCTGGGCCACCATCTCGTCGTTCAGGGTATAGGAGTGAACAGCGGCGTCACCGAAGTACTGGTCCTGATACCGGCGAGCAGCACGGATGACACAGAAGTTGGCCACGTAAGGTGGGAGATCCTCGAAATCGAGACCGAAGGTGATGTCAAGGCTGACCGAGGCTGGCCAGATGTAGGTATGGTCGTCCTTGTTGTAGAGCTTGGTGCCACGCTGGACCACGTTGGTCGGGGCGTTTGCTCCGTCCGTGTCCACCCTCAAGGTGTTGCGGGGCAGGATGATGTAGCCGTCCTGATCGGGGGCGATCATGTAGCCGGTCTCATTGTTGAACGAGAGCCCTTGCGTCTGCACTTCGACAAGGGTCGCACGTAGGGTATTTCGAGCTAGGGAGGCGTCGGTTATCTCGTTCTCATCCAGCGTAGAGATCGGACTGGATGCCGTGGTGGCGAGCATAATGTTGATCGCCTCAAGCTCCGTGAGTGGCGTTAAGCCAGCAAGTGAAGACATAAGGGTTCCTTTGACGAAAAAAACCGAGGCCCCGTGAGGGACCCCGGCTGGGAGAAATTAGGCGGTGGCGAGTTCGATGGCACCTTCGCAACGCACAGGACCGTGGCCCATGGCGTACTTGGCGACGAACAGGTGACCCTGACGCGAGATCTGGTATTCGTTCTCGGCCTTGAGATCCATCAGCTTGACCGTGCCAACCGCAGAGCGGTGCGTGATCAGACCGGCAGTCTTCGTGAAGTCACCGAGGTACTTGCCGGTGACGATGTTGGTGTTCGGCAGGTTAGCCGTCTTGACCGGGAGGATTTCCGCGATCATGGCGACCGTGCCGCTTGCGTACGAACCTTCGCCACCCCAGTCCTTGTTGATGACCTTGGTCGTCTTGACGAGGGCGTAGTACTGCGCGGGCTTCATGTACGAGTAGCGTTCCGTGGACGGAATGAACTTGTCATCGAGCACAGCGGCAGCATCGAAGTGGGCGTCAGCGAATGCCTGAGCGTCCGTGAGGAACGTGGAACCAACCAGCTTGCCACCACCGGGGAGACCAGTGACGCGAGCAGTCTGACGTGCAGCGAGGACGCCGTTGATGGCAACGTTCCTGTCGAAGGCCTGAGCGAGTTCTTCGCCCATCTGCTTCGTGAACTCGCCACGGACGTCAACGTGGAGCTTGGCTTCTTCGATGTTCGCGATGAACGTCGAGGTCAGCAGGAGGTCGTCGATGGTGATGACGACTTCGTTGACCGGGATCGTGCCGCCGAGAACTTCGGTGCCTGGGGTGTGGTAGGCAGCGTTGTTCGAACGGCCCGTTGCGTAGAAGGAAGCCGACTTGCCGTTGGCAATGGTGCGGACCTGATGCTTGTCTACGAACTGCGAAGTACGCGAGAAAGCGGTGATGATTTCGCCAGTGGCGACCTTGAGAAACAGTGCATCAGATGCGCCTGCGCCGTTGGCCTGACCCAATGGAGATACGATAGCGTTAGCCATTACAGTAGATGTCCTTACGATGTTCGGGGAGTGCGCAGTGCGCGTTAGTCACCGCCTAAAAAGGACAGTGTGACTTGCTCGAACGTTCGGAAGGTTTGGACGGGGTGGCTGGATTTGCACCAGCAACGCCTTAGCGCTCTACTATTTGAGCTACACCCCGATAGGTTTACCGCTCAGGCATGACTTTCGTCAGAGGCCCGAGGCTTATGTAATCATGTGCCTTCGTACGAGGCCCTGAGGCTTTCGTAGTGAGGCTTGTTCAATGTGGCCATGTCGATGTGTACCCATGCCTCTGGATGTGTGCCGTCGATTGTCGACCGAGGTGGGGCCTTCCACTTGGCGATTTCAACGCTGTCAACCTGAGCTGCCGTAAGGTCCACGAAGCCATCTAGGTTCGGGTCCGTTGGGACAGCAGCAGCCATCGCAGAGTTACCGGCATCGCGCCATGCGCCTCCGGTTTCAAAGCCGGGACGGACGGTCTGATCAACCAGTGTATCGAAGCCTGTGACGCCATTGCTGGTGTAGGTCTTTGGGGACAGAGCCATCTGCTCGACGTACGGGACGCCTTCAGATTTGATCAGTGCCCAGACGGAAGCCAGACGTGTTAGCGTGTTGGCGAGGGTTTCGCCGTTGGTGTAGTCGTTACCGCCGTGACCAGAGATCGCGTGGGTGCCATACTTGATCACCTGACGCCGCTTGGCACAGGTCGTGAGGAAGCCCTTCGCACTCTCCCCGCCGATGGCAAGGGTCATGCGGGCAATCTTCTTGCCGTTAAGATCGAAGAGGGCTCGACGGATGTGACCGCCGCCATCATTGCCACCATCGCCAGCGTTGTCACCAGCGCCGTATTCGATGGATGCACCAATGACAACCCAAGCCATCATCTTCTTCGTCGGTCGCCCGATCATGCACATAGGCAGGAACAGGTGAGAGTTCTGCGTCCAGCCTGAAGCCGCCGTCATGTCGCCGGTAGGAGTGAGCTGGTCAACAGCAGCAGCCCCGCCGATCCAGAAGGTTTCTCCGGTGATCAGGTTGGTGTAGTTCGGTGTGCGGGCGTAGGGGAACTTACCGCCAGCCACAACGGCCACCTCGTGCCTGACCCAGTACTGCATGTTCGCTGGGAACACGGTAAGGCCAAACATGGATGGGGTGATGATGTCTGAGGAATACTCAGCAACGCCGGGGTTTACAGTGCCGGTACGGTTGCCACTTTCGAAGTAGATCGGGACGGACAGACCGTTCGCCTCGATGTTGACCTTGATGGTGTAGGCGTTCGGGATGTCAGTTTCGCCAGCGACCGAATCCGTGATGTAGCCGTTGAATAACAGCCTCATCTCAGACACCGGAGCGTTACCGAGGTAGTGTCGGGTTCTACCAGTGCGTCGATAGTTGGCCGTGGTGGACACGCCGCTGAGGGCGATGTTCAACTCACCGCGAGACCCCACGAACTGGTAAGGTGCGGGGGCCGGATCAGCAGGTTGTGTAAGACTTGACGTTCCCCAGAGAACGCTCCTTAGAACGCTCTGGAGAACTGGGGTTGTCACGGCCATATTATTTATACAGGTCCACGGCAGCAGTGCCTGATGTGTATGCGGACAGGGTAGCGCGGTAGTACCATGCAGATCCGGTGACACCCGACTTCTGGGAAGGCGTAGTGATGTCCTCGACGCTAAACCAAGTGGTGCTGTCCTTGGAGCGCTGGATGGTCACTGTACCCACGAATGTCCCAGAGATGGAGACATCGAAGGTTTCCCCTGCCGGAATGAGGATAGGAGTGGTGGCAGCGTTGAGTGCGGCGAGGTTGGCCATTACGTGCGCTTCGCTGCTAGTGCTGCGCGGACCTTTGGTGCGTTTGCCGTACGAGCCGCCTTGGTGGAGATGGCCGAGCCCTTCTTGGCGTACCAGACACCTTCAGGCTTAGGACCCTGCTTCTCAGGACCTTCGGCCTTCACACGGGCAGCGCCTGGAGTGGACTTGCCAGCGGACTGACCAGAGGCACCGGGGCTGGACGAACGTGGTCCTGTGTTTGTGACCTTCGGTGCGTTGGCGGTACGAGCTGCGGCCTGAGCGATGGCGGAAGTGGGCCGAGCAATGCCAACAGCCTTTGCGGGCGTGGGGCCTTGGACAGGCTTAGGTGTCGACGGTTTCGCTGGTGCCGCTGCTGGCTTATTAGGACCCTGCACTTCACGACGAGTAGCGCCCTGCGAAGTTGCGGAGCTTGCCGGATTGGCGCGTGTTGCACCCTGCGAGGACGGAGAGTTTCGAGGGTCGGACTTAGGCTTCAGCTTGGTCGTGTAGGACTTGCCGTTGAACGAGAAGACCTTCTTGCCAGAGGCACGGGCCGATTTAAATGCTTTGTTAAATTCAGACATGTGATGCCCCAAGGTTGTCGTAGAACTGGATGAGGCGGTGGCCGCATGCCGTCTTCGTGGTTTCGGATTTCTTCAGGTCACCAATGAGGACTATGGTCTGCCTCTTGGTCAGCGGTCCCTGCGCCGGTCGCGGCACTTCCTGATCGAAGCATGTGCGTAGGTCCGCAGGTAATTCAGGGTAGACAGGAGGTAGCTGGTTAACGCCAAAGCTGGCGCAGCTTGTCAGTGTCAGCGCCACTAAGGCACTCACGATCAGCATCTTGAAGCGCATCAACATAGGCGTTCAGTCCCGATATGTCAGAGTTCAGTTGAGAGAGCCTTGCGGCTTGAGCTTGTGCGAGTTCGGTATCGGCGGCACGGGCAGCGGCCTCGGCCTTCCGAAGGATCTCGGCTTTGACCAGTTGTTCCTGGACTGCGGCGAGTTCTGCTTTGTGGGCACTATCGAGCCTACCCTTGCCGTAGATGATCCCGACAACAGCGAGGACAGCGAGGAGGGTTGCCAGCCATTTATAGACAGTTGTCATTAGGGTACGGTTTCCGGTGATTGGGTGTTGGAGAGGTAGTTGCGATAGTCCATGTGACCTATCGTGGTGTATGCCGTGTACATCGCCGGGATGAGCACGGTGATCCCCACTGCCGCCGTCTCAAGCTTGAGAGCGATGGCGACGAATAGGGCGATCCACGAGAGGACCATGGCGACACCCAACCAGAGCTTCGAAGTCTTTCTGGTCGAGTGTTTGGTGGTCACTTCGGGTACTGCTTGAATGGCAGTTGGAAGTGAGGTCCGTCTTTGAAGGTCTTCCAGTCGCCGCCCCATTCGATGGGGACGTTCTCGATCTTGGCAGCTTCCTTCACGATGGGGGCTAATTTGTTGTAGACGGCCCAGTCCCACGAGGCCTTACCGGCAACTATGGGGACCAGATCGACTGCATGGGCCACACCCTTGGACGGGATATGGCGAGAGTTCATAGTCGAGGATACACCCTTCGCGACGTTCAGCTTCTGCTGGGCAACCGAGCGTGTGCCCTCCATGACGGTGAAATCTATGGAGGACATTGTTGCAGCTCTTTTGACGACGCGAACGAGGTCGGGATGCACAGCCTTCAGCTTCTCGACGCTTGAGGCGCTGAGAGTGACAGGCATGTTGTTCCTTGGTTATAGCGAGGAGCGAGACAGCTTGGCTGCTACTGCTGCTGTGTAGGTTGCGTCCTTCGTGCCGTAGCGCGGATCGGACATAGCTCTTGTGACTTCAGCCCATGAGCCGAAGACGTCATTGCTTGCACGAGCTGGGCGGCCACCAAGGAGCTGCTTAGGCTCAACGCCGTTTGCTGCTTCGTAGTGCTGACGCAGCTTGGCGATACCTTCGGTGGCCTTGGTCAGATCGTTGTCAGCCAAGGCGGCGTTGTAGGCGTCGATCTCCTTGGCGCTGAGACCAGTAGCGGCCCAGACCAACATGTCGTTGAGGGCTTCTGCACCACCAGCGGCTTCGTGGATCTTGAGTTCTGCTAGTTCGGCCTGAGCCTGCTGACCGGCAATGTAGGCATCGACCATGCTTCGGTCGTAGCCCATATCCTCGGCCATGGCGTAGTCTTCGTCGGAGAGCTGGCCTTCCTGTTCGGCAAAGCGGTCAGTCAGATACTCCACGACCTCTGAAGCCGTAAGCTCTTCGTCCTCACCTTCAGGCTCTTCACCCTCTTCAGCTTCCTCGACGTCTTCTTCGGTTACCTCGGCTTCTTCGGGGACCTCTTCGTCGGCCTGCTCCTCTAGGGTTGGCTCGACGTAATCGTCTTCCTCGACGTCTGCTTCGGTAATGCTGTCTTCAGCCTTGAGGGCTGCTAATGCTTCTTCGGTCGTCGTCGGGGCATTCTCTGCCTCGGCTGTGAGAGCGGCGAGCGCCTGTTCCTCGGAAGGTTCAGACGCTGCGCCTACGGTCAAGCTTTCCATTACGACGGAATGTACAGGATGCCAGAGTTGAGAAGGACGGCACCTTCAGGTAGGACAGGTTCTACTGCCTTAGCCTTGGTGACCTTAGTAACCTTCGGGGCCTCTACGACGGGTTCTACGACGGCCTCAACGACCTCGGTGGTTTCTTCGCTCATTGCGTTCCTTGTTGTGCTTCTGCTTGTGCCTGTTCGGCATCTGCTGCCTGCTGTTGTGCATCACGCATACCGCCACCCATCTGGGCTACGGCGTTAGGTGCTGCGGCAACTGCGAGCTGATGTTGACGTTCCTGCTGCTGTTCAGCGGCGATATCCTCATCGCTTAGGACGAGGCCTCCGGTGTCGATTGCTAGTGCAGCTCCTCGACGTTTGAAGTACTCGCCGGGAGAGATGCGCTGCTTGACGACATCTGGGCCGAAGAGCTGTGCAGCCCCTTGGACGAATGTGTCCAGGTTGGTCAGATCGTTACCGCGACCGAGGGCATCCAGACCTGTCACGATGGACGTGCTGGAGATTTCCTTTGGTAGCGGGGGTACCTTGCGTACGGATTCCATGCGCTGGCCGTAGAGCTTGGCGACAGGCATCTGGAGTTCTTCTGAGAGCAGCGAGTAAATGCCGCCCAGACCTTGGTCGAGTTCGCCTGCCATGAAGCGGATCTCTTCTGCGGTAACCCTCTCGCCGTTGCGCTGGATCGCGCTGTTGAGCAAGAAGCCGTAGGAGATGCGTTCGGTCAGGGATTGTATGAGGCGTTCGGCCACGCTGAAGTCAGCCGCCTTCTCCATCTGGAGGCAGGTGACGTGATCTTTCGAACCTTGGACGAAGCCGCCATTCTCGGCCTTGGCAAGCTTGACTGCTGATGTGGTGGAGTTGGCTGCGATGAGCCAGATGACCTTAGCGGCCTGCATGGTGCCGTCTCGGATAGCTCCGGTCAGGGCATTCAGGGATGTGAGGTCACCGACGTATTCATCGACGAACGCACGGCCATAGTCTTCGCCTTCGATATAGGTCAGGCGGATCGGGAGCCACGGCAACTTGTCAGCCGGATATTCACCAGTGTAACCACCGGCCACGATCTGGTCCTCGACCTCCTGTGTGATGACGTACTTGGTACCATCTTCGTTCAGGCTGATCTTGGTGTAGACCTCGATCTTGGCGTCACGAGTTGCGGAACCAGAGGCCACCGGAAGAGCTGCGCGGATCTCGGGAGGGAGCGCTGTCTTGGCGATCTCTTCCTTGACGACGATGTCTAGGATGTTTCCTGACGGGTCACGCTGGACCACATAGGACGACAGACGGAACCCACGGGGCCTTCCCTTCTTCGGGATGAACAGTAGGTAGTTGCCTGAGACCAGAAGCTGTCTGCATGCCTCAAAGCTGATTGGCCTGAACATGGAGGCGTTCATCTCGGAGATGACTGCACGTTCACGGGCGCTCAGGGCCTTCTCGACTTCACCACGCTTGCCGTCCTGTTTGGTCAGGGCCTGAAGCGCGAGGTCGTCAATCTGGTACTTGAAGAATGGAGAGTTCACGGGGAACAAAGCTAGCTGGAGCTTGGAGGCTAGGTGGCGGATACCACGGGCACCGAGGGATTGGTTCGTGTCCTCTAGGTCGGTTGAGGAACTGGTGCCAGCCGGGGGGAATAGGTAGGGAACCGTGAGCTTGGCGTTGCGCTCAGCTCTGGTGACGTAAGAGTTGCGGTCCTGTTCAAGGGACGCATATAGGGCTTTGGCTTTGACTACTTCTACGACGTCGGCCATTAGATCGGTACGTTAACGCCAATCTGGGGACGGCTGATGGAGGTAGGCTTAGACAGGGAATTGACCAATGACTTCTTACCCTTGCGCTTGGCCGAGGCGTTGGCAAGGTCGGCATCTGATCCGCTGGTACCTACCTCATTGAGGGCCGGTGCCTGGGGTGCGTCAACCGGAGGAGGCGCTGCCGCTACAGGGTCAGCCTTATCAATCTTAGGCTTCTTAGGTGGACACATGTCTTTCTTCCTGGGCAGCAAGAGCCACCTCTAGGAGCGCGATTAGCTCTCGCCGTCCATGCAGGGCACCTGTGGCCCTTTCGCTGAGGGTTAGTAGATTGTCTGGGATTTCATTCGGGAACAGCTTGTTCAGCCATTCCACTAGATCACGTGAGATATACGGAGCATCGTCCATAGATTACCTTCGTAGTGCTAGGGGGGAACCTAATGCCCCCACCCTCAAGGTAATCTCGAGAGTGGAAACAATACGCCGTCGATTGCGGCACGGAGTTTGCCGATGCCTTCGTCGTTGTCGATGATGTGGTGGCAGAGTTCATCAGGGATACCTACCTCAGAGACGTGCTCCGAAGTGTCACGCCGGTTTACCAGAGGCTTCAGCTTGACCAGCTCGCCACCCTTGAACTTCAGGGCGTGGGCCTCGTTGGGGAACCGGCAGTCATCTGTGACCACAGCCCCATCGACCTTGGCCACCTTGGAATGCCATGCGTCAGTCCAGAGATCATCTCCGATCAACACGCGGCCCCATTCGGTTCCGAGGGTCTGCATGGCGTACCGTGGTGTCTTACCGCAGAGGTGATCACAGGGAACCTCCTTCAGGTCACCCTCTATCTTCCGGTGGATCTCGTCGTCGTTGAGACCACAGGCACGATAGAAGGCCGAGAGCATCGCCTTCAGTGGACCGGCGAACTTCACTGGTGTGAAGCCGTGGCCATAGGTCAGGTACTTGGCAGCTTCGGATTTACCGGAGCCAGCGGGGCCAGTCAGTGCAAGTACTTTGGTCGCCAGAGGATGGCCTCCTTCTTCTTGAAGTCATAGTCGGTGTGGTGGAGGATGCGGGCGCAGCGAGCCTGCGTCAGCGCGTAGTCTTCATCGAGAGACTTGTTGGCATAGGCAGCAACGATGGCTGGCCACCATTCTTCCTCGTTCTCTAGGTCGAGCTTGTCGAGGAGCTTGGCAGCGGAAACCGGACCCATGCCGGGGCAACCGGGGTAACCGTCAGTGGTGTCGCCGGTCAGCGTCTGGAGGAGCCAGTTATACCTGGCTGTCGTCTCGTCTATCTCCAGCCAATTGCCGCCGTGATAGAGGTTGCCGGGGATCGTCTTGAGATCCTTGTCGGCTGAGACGATGATCTTCTCGCCTTCGATCAGTGAAGGGTGCGTTGCGAGGATACCCAGTGTGTCATCAGCCTCGATGCCTTCTTTGAGTTTAGCGTCATGGTCTGCGAGGAGCCATCGCTTAACCTCACCAACACCAAGAGGTTTCCTGCCGCGTCCGCCTTTATAGCTTGGAAATATCTCGTGCCGGAAGGTAGTGCCTCGTGAAATGCAATGGACTGCATCGGTTGCCTCTAGCTCCTTCTTGATTTGCTCGACGGTGTGGAGGAGCGTGTGCTTCACTTCTTTGAGGTCGATGGAGTAGTACCACTCGTCGTCCTCGCCTTCGAACTCTTTCATAC